GGATACTCAGACCAATACAAAAAAGATATTACATTCAATGTATTAGGGCCAGTCGGTGATAAAGTTGAAGAGTGGACATTAAAAGGTGCATTCATTCAATCAGCAGATTGGAGTGATATGGACTACTCTTCTAATGAAGTAGCAATGGTCAACTTAACACTTCAATACGACTACGCAATACTACAATTCTAACGGAGAAAAATTATGTGGGCTATGTTTAAAGACGACAACGATATAAATGAAAAAGCAGTAATTGGTTTCGCATCATTTGCAGTGATGACACTATTTGCAGTGGTTGACTTAGCAACAGGAATTTGGGGAAAAGATTTAGTTATAAATGATATGGTATACAATTCATTTGTATTCGTAACATTAGGTTCTTTCGGTATCGCAGGTGCTGAAAAGATAATGAAAAAATAATAAGTTATTAATTCTTAATTATCAAGGAGTAAAACAAAATGGCTGATAATCAGTATGGATTTCCTACTGAAGTTCTATCTTTACCATCAAAGGGATTATTGTATCCCGAAGATAGTCCTTTACGTAGTGGAACAATAGATGTCAAATATATGACAGCAAAAGAGGAAGATATCTTAACTTCCGCAAATCTAATTGAAAGAGGAGTAGTGATAGAAAGACTTTTAGAAAGTGTTATCGCAGACCCTAAAGTAAAATTAGATGATTTAGCAGTGGGTGATAAAAACGCATTAATGGTTGGAACTCGTATTTTAGGATATGGTAAAGACTATGAAGTTATGATTATTGACCCCAAATCTGGAGAAAGAGTTGAAACCACAATAGACTTAACAACATTAGGTCATAAAGAAATAGATGAAAATTTATTTGAAAATGGAAACAATTTTGAATACGAATTACCAAATTCTAAGAGAAAAGTTGGTTTTAAATTACTCACACATAGAGATGAAATGGAGATAAATAAAACTTTAGAATCTTTTAAAAAAGCTGAAGAGTTGACTGGTGTTTCATCAGAATTAACCACAAGACTAAAATATCAAATAACATCTATCGATGGTAAAGAACAACAAAGTGACATTGATAAATTTGTTGATAATGAATTTTTAGCTATGGACGCTAGGGCATTTAGATTATATGTAAGTGAAATGGCTCCAGATATGGATTTAAGATTTGAATACACAAGTGGGGGCGAAAAAAATATGGTCGATGTTCCTTTAGGGATTGACTTTTTTTGGCCAGCCGCCAGAAAATAGGGCGGCTATACACGAAGAAATCTTCAACATAATTTATTATGGTCAGGGTTTTACACATTCTGACGTATATAATATGCCTTTACCACTTAGAAGATATTACGCTGATGTTTTAATCAAAACAAAAGAAAGAGAAAATAAAGAAGTTGAAGAAGCAAATAAACAATTTCAAGACCCAAGACTCACCAAAAATTAAAGTTTTTAATATTTATTACTGAATAATATTATGGCAAACTTTAAAATCAAAGACAAAAAATTAATTCCTGAATTCGTTGGTTCGTTAATGAAAGCAGTCGCTAGACGAGGTGCGGGCAAAACTATCAAAAAATTAGAAAAAGACCCAATCATTAAAAAAAATATACAACGAATTCAACAAGTCGATAAAGATTTACAAGATTATATAGCTAAAAAAAGTAAAGAAGATTCAAAGTTTAAAAAAGACTATGATGACGCATTAGACTATATAAAAAGTTTATAATTTTTTAACAATCACATAACATAACCTATGGCAGATAAAACGATAAAGCAACAGCAAACGCTTAATGATGAACTACGAGAAGGATTCGAATTAAGGGAAGACACCTTAAGAAATTTACGAGACCAGCTAGATTTAGAAAAAGACTTATCTAATTTAGTTAAAGGTAGTAAAGATTTGAGTAAAAAACAACTTGATGTTGTAAATAGTGTATTGGATAAATCTCAAGACATTCTTGATAATCAAAAACAAATTTACGAAGAAACACTAAATACAGTAGACTTAGAAAAATTAGAAAGAGATTTAATTAGAGAAGGGTTGGGTGATAGAACATCTATAATTGAAAAGTTAAAAGCTCAACAAAACATCCAAAAACAAACTAATAATTTAATAAATTTACAAGCCAGCGCTTATGAAAAAATTGGTGGTAGTGTTGAAAGTATGATTAAAAATATTCCACTTTTTGGTGATTTTTTATCAAGTGCTTTAGGAGCAGATGGTTTAGGTAGAAATATGGCAGATGGGTTTAGAACTCGTGTGTCTGAATCAGGATTTGGTAGAGACGCAGGTGCAGAGTTCGCTGGTGGATTAGGGGTATCATTATTCCAGACCGCAGATGTTTCCGGTTCTAAAGCGTTTTTGGCTAGTTTAGTTACCAATGTTCCTTTATTATTAGCTGCTACGGTCGGAACATTATTTAGTATTGGTTTGTCTCAAGGTTTAGAGTCAATGACTTTAAAACAGAGATTTGTTAGCTTTGTTGGAGGTGGAGCAGCTGATGGATTAAGGGAAGCGTTTGGTAACCTTGATAGAGTCACATTAGCAAATGTAAGAAGACTATCTATACAAAAATTTCTTTTCGGAAGTAATCGTCAAGACTTAGCAAAGATTTTACAATTACAAACTGAAATATCTGGATTAACTGAAAAGCAAGCGTTTGATATTCAAACTCAAATACAACGATTTGCTAGATTACGAGGTGTATTACCAAAAGATGTTATCGCTGATATAGCTCAAAATACAGAATTATTTGCAAAATTTGCAAAAGATGGTGGTGCAAATTTAGGTGAAGCAGCAGTTCGTGCAAGAGAATTAGGACTATCATTAAGTACGGTATCAAGTATATCTGACACTTTATTAAATTTTCAATCATCAATTGAAGCAGAATTAAAAGCATCATTGTTGATTGGTAGACAATTAAATTTAAATAGAGCTAGAGAATTAGCTCTAGCAGGAGACCAAGCCGGACTATTAAATGAAATCGTAAGTTTAGTTGGTTCTGAAGCTGAACTCAATAGAATGAATGCGATTGAAAGACAAGCTTTAGCTGAGGCAATCGGTGTAAGTGTTGCTGAATTAAATAGGTTGGCTAGTGGTGATGTTGAATTCGGTTCATCAGATGTAAAAGAAAACACCCTAGCGCTTAAAAATTTAACATTAGCATTAGGACTTTCAGCAGGAGCCGCAATTGGTGGAATGATAGCAAGGAGCGCACCTGGTCTTCGACTTGGTATAATGAGAGGTGCTAACAGGAGTATGATTCAGGAATTGAAAGCCCTAGAAATAGGTAAATCTGCAAGAAATACTGCGGTATTGAATGTGGGAAGAGGAGGAGCAATGGCTGGAAGAATAGCAGGCACAGTTGGATTCGCTGGTAGAGCCTTAGCCGGAGCTTCCGGACTAGGAGCTCTAATTTTTGGAGTAAATACTATTATTTCTTTATTTAGAAAAAACAACAATACACAAGAAACAATAGCTAGAAAAAGTGTAACGCAAGCACAGAACTTTCCAGTATTTTCATCAGAGGTATTAAGCGGAAACTAATATGGCATTAATAGATAAATTAACAGATTTAACAAGTTTTGATTACAATAAAGTAGGTGAAACCAACACGACTGATGGTAGATTTGAAGTTAATCAAAAAGACAATGATGGTCGTGTAGAAAGTTTGGATGATTTACCAAGACCAAGAGTTGATTCACCTTTTAATAAATTAGCACCTGCGCCAAGTAGTGATATAGAAATAGTTACATCAGGTATTGTTCGTAGAGTCGCTGGTGAGCTTGCAAATATTGAGAGAGCAGGTAGTTTTCTAACCACACCAGAGGGAGCATTATTTACGATTAAACAAAATGTGTTACAAAAAACAAACGCTTCACCACACACAAGAACATATAAAAATACATCGCCTATTAAAGCGTTAACAAGTAGGTCACCATCTACAACAAGACACTCTGATTCTGCTGCAGCAGGCGGTGGAATTGGTTCAGCAATTTCTGGACAATTTAAAGATGGAGGGCCAACTTATTTTGACCAAGTTCAAAGAGGATTGGAACTACCGGGAGTTAATCAAAAAGATGTTAATAAAGTAAGACAAGGTATTACATTTAAAAAAACAAGTGGTGGTTTTGGAAGTAATAGTGATTTAGACTCACCTACTGAAAGACAATTAAAAGTTAATATTTATGATGATAAGAGAAGTTATGGTTTACAATCATTTTTATTTGATAAAAATCAAACTTCAGAATTTCCAGAAGATTTTATAAAATTTTTTGTTAATGACCCAATCGGAAAAAGACTTATTCAATTTCCAGCTTACTTAACTGACATATCTGATAATTCAAGTGGTGAATACAATGGAACACGATATATCGGTAGAGCAGACCAAGTGTTTGTTTACTCTGGATATTCAAGAACAATTAGTTTTGGATTTAGAGTGGCGGCTCTAACTCGTGGAGATGTTCCGGTAATGTGGAAAAAAATAGACGCTCTTAAATCATTAACTTTACCAAAATATGAACCAATTTATCAAGAACAAGTGGAACCAAGACCAGTTGCACCATTTGTTGAATTGACAATTGGTGATTTATATGTTAATCAACCAGGATATTTTACTTCAATCAGTACAACAATGCCACAAACATCTAATTGGGAAACTGAAGACGGACATCAATTAACTCATATTTGTGATATAACTCTTGAGTATACATTTATTGGAAAACAATTACCAAATCTATTAGGAAAACAATTTGATATTCCGGGATACGATAAAGAATTAGAAGTTAGAGCATTAAAAAAGAAAGTAGATGAAACGAAAAAATTTAGTTCCGATACATTAGCTGATATTGAATACGATTTTACTAAAAATTCAACCATACAAAATGCAGTAGGAGAACAACGAACACAAGGATTCGCATCACCAGATTTTTCAACAAACCTATCTGCAGCAGGTGATGTTCAAATAGGTTTAGGTTCATTTGAAATCGAGAACTAATATGGCTAGATATCAAGATACAAAAATAAGAAGAGACAAAAATCAACAAAGGTATTTGTCAACTGAAGATTATCCAAGTTTTGGAAAAAAAGATACTGATGTATTGATTAGAGCAAAGTTCGGTGATAGAATGGATAATTTAGCTAATCAATATTATGGTGATTCTAATCTTTGGTGGGTTATAGCCAAGTCTAATGTAGACTTATTTGACGGAGGAATATTTTTAAAACCAGGCGAAGAATATAGAATACCAACAGACTTAAGTGAATCTGGCCAAGAATTTATAACTGGAGGTGGAGTTGTCGGAAGTGTTTCTGGTGGAGGTTCATCTGCTGGTGGTTCAGGAGGTTCATCAGGAGGTGGTGGAGGTGGATACTAATGAGTTTTTTCAGAACTTACATTGACCCTAAAATTCAAGAAGAGTTATTCAATAGAGAAAAATCTATAAACTTTAATTATGACTCACCACAAAACACATTGAATCCAATTAATGATTCTATTCAACATCAATTCGTTAAAGCTTGTTGGGCAAGAGCATCAGTAGTTTTAGGTAATGAAAGTAATAATAAAGTAGTATCATTGAATAGTTTATTAGATGAAGATAACAATATTATTAATGAACCACTAAACATAAGAAATGGAAACCCGTATCGTGGTAAACCAGGTATCACTAATATTAGTTCTAATTACAAAGAATTCTTTTTAAAACAATCTACATTAAGTTTTTATGTACCAGACCCGGATGACTTTGATTTATTTAAAAATCAATTTTTAAAATTTGGTCGTTATATGTTGATTGAATTTGGATGGTCATTACCTTATAATTTATCATTACCAGCTTTATCTGGTAATACGGTTTTGGATATTTCAAAAGATTTAAATAAACGAATAAAAAAAGGTAATGGTAACTATAACGCTTTGGTTGGTGTAGTAACAAATTACAATTACAACTTAACTAATGAAGGAGCTTATGAAGGCACGATTGAAGTCAGTAGTATGGGTCGTAATGTTTTGGGTTCGTCAACTAAAGGAGATTCAAAAGTTGATAACATTGTTGGTTATGTAAATGAAAAAATACAAAAAATAGAAAAAGGAAATGTTGAATTAAAAGAGGGTGAAGTAGACATTTATAAAACACTAAGGAATACATTTGTTTCATTTAACGCCACTATATCATCATTAAAAGATGTTGTTGAAAAGTATTTAGAAGCAGACGAAAACCTTGACTCATTCACATTACAAAAAGCAAAACCAAAATATAATAGGGATGGTATTCAGCTTCCATCCGATGATGTTGACGATGTAGTGGTAGCTTATAGATACAAGAATGGAGCAGCGGTTATTGAAAGCGCCAATGTAGTTGAAGCTAATGATAAACCTTGCTACGTGTCTTGGGGTTGGTTCGAAGACCACATACTAAATAGCTTTTTTTCATTCAATAGTCAAGATAGTGATAATGTTGATTTCAAAACTAGCATAAGAAGTGTTAGAAAAAGTGTTAAAGAATTTGAACTAATGGGTGATTTTGCAGTTGATACTGAAGATAATGAAGAAACCTTAGTAAATAATTATTGTAAAACCAACGACAACTTATTTTCATTAGGTTTCAAAAGTATTATACTACCAGGAAATATTAAAGAATTTAAAAATGATAAAAATTTAGAATATGAAAGACTATATAGGTCACAACTTTTTTTAAAATTAACAGAACTTATCAATAGGGATTTTCCAAGGTTTGAAACAGCTAATAATCAAGGTGATACTGTGGGTCAGATAAGAAATATGGTTTTTGAAGTTGATTATTTGGTTGATAGTTTTTCAAATATTACTTCTCTTGATAAAGCATTGAATGATTTTTGGAGAAAAGTTTCTGATGATTATGGTGGTTTCTGGAGATTTGCAGTTGTCGAAGATGAAAATGTTGATGGTAGAATAATGATTACTGATTTAAATATTGGTGAAGTTGATGATAGAAGAGCTTTAGGTCAATTGTCAACCGATGACAATTTTAAAATTTATCCTTTTAAAGTTTATTCAAATAATTCAATCGTTCAAAATATAGAACTATCATCAGAAAATTCATCAGAGATGGCGACTTTAGCAGTCTATGGTTCTAACATTGATTTAGATAGCACAAGTGCAGATGAGGGTAAAGGTTACACAGCTTTATCAATGAGAGCATTATCAATGATTGAAAATGTAAACCATAATTCAGAAACACCAGAAAGTTCAGAAAACAAAAATTATTTAGATGCTATATTGCAAAACATAAGTAGTCCAGTATTTGGTAATTTCGTAAATTCTAAAAAAAGTGAAGGTACGACATCCACGATAGACCCTATAAGTGGTCAACCAGGTAAACTTGAAAGAAGTGGTGGTATTAGGTTTGATGATGTGGATGAGATACTACAAACACAAACAAAAATACACACGGACTTAGGAAAACTAGTAGAATATGATACAGCGCCTGCTGCAATTAGACAAGCTTTTTATTGGTTTGAGGATATGGATACTGATGTTCAAATATATGACACTAGAACTATGGAAATGTACGAAGAGTTTAAAAGAACTATGTTGTTTTTGATTAATAAAGCACCAAGTGAAGTTGGACTTAATGGAAGTTCAAATTATTCAGCAGTGTTACCAGTTGTCCCATTACAACTAACCATAACACTACAAGGTATAGGTGGTATAAAAATTGGTGATTTATTTCATATTGATTATTTACCTAAAACATTTAGAAAATATTGTCATTTTATGGTGGTGAATGTTAGTCACGAGATATCACCAGTTGGTTGGACAACCACATTAGAATCAAGAATGATTGTTGATGTTCCATCTATGATTGAAGACGGACAAGTAGCACAAGGTAAGTCATTCCAACCAATCATTGTTAAGAATACGCTTGATAAAAAAGTCGCTGAGATTACAAAAGAATATGAAGAAGTTAATAAAGAAATTCAAGACGATAACAATGCAAGAGAAAAAGCGTTACAAAAAAAATTAGCTGAACAAAGAGCTCAAGAATTTTCAGATAGATTAGCAGAGACCGAAACCCCATCGGCAGTATCAAGATTCTTAGATAATTTTGGTTACGGAAACTAAGAAAAAATTACATTTTGACTAAATAAATCAATACTTATAATAAAGGTTATATGGTTATAGTAAATACAGATATTCTATTCAACCAACTCAAACAACATATACAAACAAAACCATTTGTATTAATGCAAATGTATTCAGATGTTCAAAAGCATCCAGTAGAAAATCGTATAAGTTGTTATTGGGTTGATTTTCAATTCGAACAATATATTGTTCCGATAAATCATTCAGAAAAATATAAAGATAAACTTCCAATGATTAATACGGAGCAAACCATTTATGTTCAAGATTTAAAACAATATCTACACAACACATTAGTATTCAGTAATGATGTCAAAGATTTAAATTGGTCGTGGTATCAACAAACAAATCAACCATATGACTTTGAACAACACTTAACAAATGCTCATCATCATTGTTATCGATTATATTATGATAAACAAAACATCAATGATGTGGTTCCATTGGTAAAACACGCTGAATATTTTCAACCAATATCAAAAGAATTGTATAAATCATTCAAGTATCAAAACCAAACTATATTGGAAAACCTATACCAAATAGAACGCAATGGACTAAAGACTTATGAAAAAATTATTTATTCAGAATATAATCCATTTACATCAACCGGAAGACCAAGTAATCGTTTTGGTGGTATGAACTTCGCAGCTCTAAACAAATCAGACGGAAGTAGAAAACAATTCATCAGTAGGTTTAGCAACGGAGTATTAGTGGAAATGGACTTTGATGCGTATCACTTACGATTAATCGGTGAGATAGTTGACTATAAGTTTCCAAAAGGTTCAGTTCACGAACATATGGCAGAACTATACGGATTACCTTATGATGAAGCAAAAGCGTTGTCATTTAAATATTTGTATGGTGGAATCACAGAAGAAGTATCGGATAATCCATTCTTTAGTAAAGTTAGTGATTATATAAAAGTGTTGTGGCAAGACTATCAAACTAACAATTTCATAGAGTCTTATATTTATAATAGAAAGATATATAAGAAAAATCTATCTGATATGAACCCAAATAAATTGTTCAATTATATGATACAATTAATGGAAACAGAAAACAATATCAAGATTTTAAATGAATTGCAACCTAAGTTAAAAAAATATGAAAGTAAGTTAGTGTTGTATAATTATGATTCATTTTTATTTGATTTTGATACAAAAGATGGATTAGATTTTCTTAAAATGGTAAAAGAAACACTTGAGAGTGGTGGTAAATATCCAGTTAAAATTAGCAGAGGTGTAAACTATCACGAAATGCAAGATATTACGGAGAAATTCAATGAGTAAAATAAAAGATTTGTCAAAAATCACCACTCGTTATTCAAAAAAAGAGGGTATTGCACACCCTACAATTCAAAAAGTAGATTTTAGAAAACCAACGGTAATTCATATTTCTAAAAAAGAAATGGAAATGCTACATAATGACGGAAGATTAGAAACCGACGGAGTTACAATCATAGCTGATGAATAATTGGAATAAAATAGTAAAGGAATTAAGTTATAGGGTTTCAACAGGCATTCCAGATTTATCTAATGACCAACACCTTATGAAATTGTGGGACATATTAAAAGAACACAAATGGTCAGTTGATGCGCGAGTTGAACTACTAAAAAATCTACAAGAAGTAGACCAATCTTTATTAAAAACAAAAATCACTAATCCTACAACTCAAAGACAGATACAAGTCAGAACTGGTTTAGGATATAAAAAATCAAACACAGCGGCATATAATGTGGCAAAGTCTTTCTTAAAAGATAAGGGTGTATCGGATGATGAAATAGAGAAAGCAGCTGAAAAATCAGCAGAGGATGATGTTAAAAAAGAAAAACCAAAAACAAAAGAGTTTTTTAAAGATATCAAAAAAATCGATACTTTAAATTCAGATGAATATAAAAAACCATTAGACTCAACCAAAGACGAATTTGATAAATCAAACGAAAAAAATCAAACACCATCAAAGTTTGAGTTATCTGAAGACTCTCGTAAGGCACTAACTAAAGTAGCACCAAAATATGTTGACCTACTTGAAAGAGTTTTAAATACAAATCGTAAAGGCGACGGAAGTGACAAATTAGATTATTTTGGTGTTGGAGGTGGACAAGGAGCCGGAACCACGAAATCAGCTATGGGTGAATTAATGACTCAAGCTTTTTCTACACTTCGTTCTGATGAGTTGTTTGGTAAAAAAGATGAAAATGGGATGTATAGTGGTGGACTTTACAGAGATATCGTAGGTCATTTAGATAAATTAGAACAAGATGGAGTTCAAACACACATTGATAAATCTTGGGTTAGAGCAGCTATGGAAAACCGCTCAGCTATAATGGCTCACTTCAGAGAAAAATTTGGAAACGATTATGAGATTGTAGCTACATCTTGGGATGTTCCAAGTGAAGTAGAATCATTAGGACTTTCATACAAAGACAAACAATCGACCACAGATACTTTTTTCAAAGTTAAAGATAAAGATGGAAACGAAAGAGTTTTAGAGTGTTCATTAAAGAAAAGTTTTTCCGCTAATTTATACAATGGTAGTTTACAAGATGTTATAAAAAATGCAGATACACAATTAAATGTAGGTGACTTCGCTGATAAACAATTAAATAACTTGAACGATGTTTATGAAAAAAACCAACAAACAATGAGAAGTGTAATTCAAAATATTAATCTTGATTCTGAAGAAGCTGAGAGTAATATACTTGATATTGCAAGAGTATTGGGTGGTGGTAAAATAAACCTTGTTGAAAAAGCACAAAAAGAATTGTTTGAAACTATCAAACAAACTCAAGAGGATTTATTATCAAATCCAGAACTCAACATAGATAGAGATTATATAGGTAATGTAACTCAAGCCGGTAAAAAGAAAGGTAAAGTCACTATGGCAAAAAGAGCTACAAACAAAAACTTACTTATGTTATTACAAATGACAGGTAAATATGATGAGGGATTAGGTATTGCATTTGACAATCACAAAAAAATTACGAGCGACTTTGAAGAGTCAACAATTAAAGAGTTAAATGAAAACGAAACATTTAAACAAAGTGTATTAGATAAATGTAGAGATAGTCTACCACTTGAGGATATTATAGAGGGTAAAGAATTTATGGCAGCTGGTAAAACACCAGTAACTAAAAAGACACTTGAAGCTATGTTTGGAACTTCCGATTGGAATAAGGTAAAGGAAAACTTAGAAGTGGATTTAGAACCAGTTCCAACATTAGTGTATAAAGGTAAAGTTGATGATAGTGATAGAACAATCAAATTTGCTAATATCGTGGTTCGTGAAGATGGAAAAGGTTATAGTGGTGGAGCAGTAAAGTTCGAATTAAAGTTTAATAATAATTTTAGAGACTTCGCTGCAGGTGAATCACAAGACATATATGACCAACATAGACCAGAGGGTGGTCAAATACCAATACCATTTAAGAAGAAGAAAAAATGAAAACTCAACTACTATGCACCTTTACTTCAAAACCAAGATTAAACGATACCTTGGATATCATCATCACTTGTAATGAAGTCTTGTATGAAAAAGTATATGTGTTTCAAAACGAAAAAGACTTATCACAATTAATCTGCACATACAACATTGAGTATAAATACGACTATGAAGAAAGTATTATTGATACGATATCACTTCACAGAAAGAAACAAAGTAATACACTTTACACAATCAACGCATTAAATGAAGTCATTAGAGAAAAGAACGGAGGAGTTCTTGATAAATCATATATGGTGGATTGGAATGAGTTCGAAAACACATTGTTATTAACAAATGATATGGGATTGCAGAAGATTCCAACCAAGATTTATCAAATCGTAGATACAACTTCTTGGAAAAAATAAAAAAAAATTAAAAAAAAATCTATTTTGGGATTTTTACTTTATATATATAAATATACTCGATTGGTCTCGGGTATAGTTTTTTGACAATTTGGAATTTGGAAAGTATAGAGAGTAATTAACTCTATATGGGATTGGCAGAATAATGGGTAGACATTTGAAGCCCATAACGCAATCTAAGACAAAGTTGTGGTGACTTGATAATTGGTAAATATTCTAACTATCTATATCGACAGATATTGTCTAATGTATTTCCGTAAAAAAAATAAGAAGATGATTCTTATGACTCTATTGTAGGTAAGGGTAAAACTGAAATCCTACTTAATGGCTGAAAAATCTACACTTGGAGAGATAAAGCATTTACATAGAAGTTGTATTCACTTCAATGAGGAATAACCACCTTGAGAAGAACTTTCGTAACTGAAAGATGTAAAGTTTAGAGTTAAAAAAATCCAAGACGGAAATTGTGAGTAATCATTAATCTCACATCCCCAATATAATTCCAAAATTTTAAAGTGAGCCACGATTTTTAGTTTCCACCTTTTATTACAGACTTAAAAACACGGCTCACTTTTTTTTTATAAATGAAAAAAAAATTACATTTTTACAAATATATATGATACTTATTAATGTATCAAGGTTATACTTGATTAACAATTAACAAATGAAAAATAATAATAGGAGATTAAAAAATGGACTTAGAAGCAATACGCAAACGTCTTGGTCAACTTCAGACCACAAATAATCGCACATCAAGTCTTTGGAAACCACAACCAGGTAAAACCCAAATTCGTATCGTGCCTTACGAATTCAATAAAGATAATCCTTTCATTGAATTATTCTTTCACTACAATTTGAACAATCGTTCTTATTTATCACCAATCAGTTTTGGTCGTCCAGACCCAATTGAAGAGTTCGCACAGAAACTCAAAGCAAGTGGTAATAAAGAGGATTATCAATTGTCTAAGAAATTGGAAGCAAAGATGAGAACTTTCGCTCCAGTTGTAGTTAGAGGTGAAGAAAGTGAAGGTGTTAGATTTTGGGGATTTGGTAAAACGGTTTATCAAGAATTACTTTCAATTATCGCAGACCCAGATTACGGGGATATTACTGACCCAGTAAATGGTCGTGATGTAGTTGTTGAATTTATTTCAGCAGAAGAAAGTGGTGCGAGTTATCCTAAAACTAACATCAGGGTTAAACCAAATCAAACACCGATTTCAGATGACCCAGCAGTGTTAGAAAAAGTAAAATCCACTCAGAAAGATATTCGTGATATATATCAAGAACAATCATACGATGATTTGACTAATGTTTTGAACGAATGGTTAAACCCAAGTGATGACTCTTCTTCTGAAGAATCAACACCACAACAAGCTACTGAAACAAATAACTTTGAAAAGAACAAAGTAAAAGACACATCAGAAGCTTTTGACGAACTATTCAATTCATAACTTAGGAGAACATAATGTCAGTTAATGATGTATTGGCGAACACGCTGGCCGAATCTTTGAATAAAAAATTCAAGGACACGAACAAAGTAGCATATTTCTTAGACGGAAGTGATTCCACACCAACCGATATTAAGGACTTCATCTCAACAGGTAGTTCTACATTGGACTTGGCAATATCTAATAAGCCAAATGGTGGTATCGCAGTCGGTCGTATAACAGAAATAAACGGATTAGAATCAAGTGGTAAGTCACTACTTGGTGCACACATACTTGCAGAAACTCAAAAGAAAGGTGGGGTAGCAGTTTATATTGATACCGAAACTTCAGTCAGTCAAGAGTTTATGGAAGTAATCGGTTTAGACTTAGGTAAAATGTTATACTTACATTTAGAAACCGTAGAAGAAATCTTCGAAGCTATTGAAGAAATCGTAACCAAAGTTAGAGAATCAGATAAAGATAGATGTGTTACAATCTTGGTTGATTCATTAGCTGCAGCTTCAACAAAAGTTGAAATGGATGCGGACTTTGATAAAGACGGATACGCTACATCAAAAGCGATTATCATATCAAAAGCAATGAGAAAAATCACTCAACTTATCGGTAGAGAAAGTGTTGCATTGGTATTCACTAATCAATTAAGACAAAAACTTGGAGTAATGTTTGGAGACCCTTGGACAACAAGTGGTGGTAAAGCATTACCATTCCACGCTTCAACTCGTATTAGATTAAAAAATATGGGACAAATCAAAGATACAGGTAAAAATGTATTGGGTATGAAGTGTAGAGCACAGATTGTCAAGAATAGATTAGGCCCACCTTTGAGACACGCAGACTACGATATGTATTTTGATAGAGGTATCGATAACTATGGTGGTTGGTTAAGTGTAATGAAAGAACACAAACTTGTAAAGGTGGGAGGTTCTTGGTATACACTTGTAAACCACGAAGGTGAAGAGGTTAAATTCCAGTCAAAAGATTGGGAAGACTTAATCACTAGCGATGATGAACTAAGAGAATATGTTTACAAACTTATTTGTGATAAGGTTATATTACAATACCAAGAAAAAAGAGGTATTGACGATGTTGAATTCACAGACGAGGTAATTGGTGACTAACCAAAGACATTTATCAATCTTAGAAGAAATCAAAAAATCTGGCGGCGATTTAGATATGGGTAAACCTAATGACTCGGTTTTATTGATTGACGGCATGAATCTATTCATACGAGTATTTTCTGCCATACCAACTACTAACGAGGACGGAGTTCACGTTGGTGGAATAGTTGGTTTTTTAAGGTCATTAGCATACTCAATAAATATGATTAGACCTACTCGAACTATCATTGTGTTTGATGGTAAGGGTGGGTCTAACCGCCGTAGAAAGATATTCCCACAATACAAGATGGGACGAAAGATGTCGTATCGTTTAAATCGTGCTCACGACTTCTTAACAAGAGAAGAAGAGCAAAAGATGAT